TACCGAAGGCTTTTATTAGTAATTCTTTGTCTGATTTGTTAAGCTGATAATGTAAGCCTAAATCGTTACACATCTCTGGGAACTTCTCGAAAGCAATATCACGTATCAAGGGATAGTTAGGCAAATAATAAGCAACATTAACGCTTGGGTATTGTAGCTTCTTAATGATGGTCTTTAATGTACCTGCGTATGATTTACCAGCACCAAACCCAGCGATTAAACCAGTGGTTGGATTAACGCTATTAATGAACTCACGTTGGTGTTTAAGTACAGCAACCTCTTTAATCACTGATTAACTTAATGCCAGTTATATCATTAACATTGTGGTCGATAGTGCTTTTATCTGTTTGACCAAGTACGTTCTTACCAAGCCAAACCATCATAGTTGAATTGCCACCAGTTGCCGCTTTCCATTGAACACGTCTTAGTGACGCTTTACCAGCCATTGCCTTTTGTGGCAAATAGTCTGAAAAATTCATACCTTTTTCACGCTTACAAGCATTATGTAAAGTGTCGTAATGAATGTCTAATACACTCGCTATTTCATCACCAGTACACTGAATCTTGCACATTGAATCGACCTTATCCCAGTCAATATCAGCTAATGGTCTGCCTTTCTTTTTTTCAATCATTACTAACCTCTATAAATTGTTCACCAGATTCAGCGTGTATTGCTTTCTTGCCAGTGTATTCTTGCCACCTTTTAATAATCACATCTACATACTTCGGGTCAAACTCCATACCCATAAATGGCACACTTCTTTTTTCACAAGCAATAAGCGTTGAACCAGAACCAGAGAACAAATCTAAAATGTTTGTAGGCTTACTGTTCTTAATTGCTCGTAAACATAACTCAACTGGTTTTTGTGTTGGATGTACATAATCTCTATCTTTAGCAACTTCCCATACGTCAGAATCTGAACCGCTAAACTCGCCCCAGTAAAAACAAACTTCATATTGACCACGATAACCTCTACCAAGACCAAAGTTGTTCTTTTTCCAAACAATAACATCTCTTGGATTTGTCTTAATGTGCTGATAGTTTTCAACCCTGCCCCAAACATAAACCTCTCTGGCATCTGGTATGGAATGATAAAAAACAGTTGGGTCTACATCATCACCCTTAATCATATCAAACTTATCTGTTCTACCACCGCCATAACTCATACCATAAGGAGGGTCAGTAAATACCATATCAGCAGTAGCACCATTCATTAGCATACTAACATCTTCAGAACTTGTACTATCACCGCACATCAATCTATGTTCACCAAGTAACCATACATCACCAATATTACTAATTGGGTTATCTGTTACTTCTGGTGTGTCCTCATCATCAGTTAAGCCGTCCTCATCAGCTGGGTCAAAGTCTAACTCTAAACCCCAGTCCTCTAATAAATCAGTATCCCATTCATTCGCTAATAAATCCCAATCCCATTCGCCAAAGCCAACGTTATCTTTAATAATAAACTCACGCTGTTGTTCTTCGGTTAAATCACTAACCTTAATAACTGGCACTTCTTTTAGTCCAGCTTCTTTACAAGCCTTTAAGCGCATATTACCACCAAGCACGATCATATCATCATTAACTACAATTGGTCTAATCTCCAACATCTGTGGAAAGTCTTTTATTGATTGCGTTAGCTTAACAAACTTATCATCTTTCAGTATGCGAGGGTTGTTTGGGTTGCGCTTGATCGCGCTGATTTTAGTTAATACAGACTTCATTTAAACTCATACCTTGCTTTTTGACCAATTGGATTAGCGTTGTGAACAGATATGCCTTTACGCTTTAGTTTACATATTACGCTTCTGACGTGATTTACGTCAATACCTTGTGCTTGTTCTGCTGTTATGCTTCCGTGCTTTCTGATGTAATTTAAAACCTTTTCACGGTCTGTATTTGATGCTTCACACTTGCCAATCATTAATAAACCAACCAACAAACCTAATGTAAATCCTAATATAAATCCAACCATTAACATATCAAATTTCCTTTATTTTAATCTCGCATTTACCACCAGCAAAGACTTCTTCCTTAGAGATAGCCAAGCAGTGAATCTGTGAATCATCAACATAGGCAATACCAATTAACGAATCAAGTAAAGACTTGGCAAAGTTATCAACATCATACTTACGCCTTGTAGCTGGATATAGCTTGATTATCACCATCACTGGCTTATCAGTTGGCTGTTTCTGACTATCACCAACCAGATTAGCAACACGTTCCTTAAACTCTCGACCTTTCTTAGATAGTATTGAACAACAAATACGCCCACGAACAATAGCACGATAGTATTGATTCACTGATACTGGCATTGGTAACGTCAGATTCAGTTCAAACTTCTTCATTTCAATGGCTCTCTAAGTAGTTGATTACACAAATCAATTGCGCTTTCACAAACGTGATGTCTTAGGTTTTTATCTTCAAGACGGTCAATCCGTTCAATCAATTCTTTAATTCCAGCCAATGCGACTTGGCATTCTTCTTGAGTGTGTTTAACCATTCTTATCGTAGTAGTGAGATAGTGCGTAAGTTATTAAATGAATAGACTGATCGCCCTTTTTAATCCTTGAATAAACCGCCATCGGTGTAATGCCCAGAATCTTTGCCAATTTAATCACCGACAAATCAACTCTGTTTAGTTCTTTAATTATGTTGTTATATTTTATAAGCATAAATTATATTATACATAAGATTATTTACTGTGGGATGCGCCCATTAACTATTTCGATTATTTGTTCATCTTTAAATTTTGTGTTTTCTGTAAACCATGTTTTAGCATACCATCTTGATACTGGCGTAACGTTTTGATTTTTCATAAAGAAACTAAACTTGCCTTTATTGTCAGAATCATTGAATAACTTAATCCAATCTTTCTTTTCTGGAACTTTGTTCTCTAACGCGGCAATATATCTGTGGTCAAAGTCGTGTGTTAATGATCGTAATATGGTCATAAATTGACCAACAACTGGCGGTTTACCATTACAGTCAACATCCCATTGATTAATCGCTTTTGATATTAGCGCCTTATTCAGCGCTTGTAAATTAAACTTGGATAGTTCTAATGCCCATAGGTTAATAACCGCTTCACGGGGGTTGTTCTTGGCTGATGCCCAGTTGTATCGTATCTCAAGTTCACCGATAATTCTAGCCGCGCATTGTACGTATTGTTGATTCATTGTAATACCTCTAATCGTTTTCCATTATCATCATACATTATTAAATTGCCGTGTTCGTCCCAAGGGTTAGGCATATCGTTAGCTATTTGTGCAAATGACTTCTCTTGTTTGGCAACCGTTCTGAATGGATATTTATAATCAACATCGATACCTTGCCATTTTTCACCAAGCCAGAAGTCTAAAGCATCATCAAACGTAATATCGTTATGTTTAGCGTAATGATCCAGTTTCTTTAAAAGCATATCAACACCGCGCTTAGTAATTGGCTTGTTCATATCCTCTCTGTGAGAAATAATCAACTCAACACTTGGTTTAATGTTTTCATCAAAACTATCTATGTTTATATTCTTACTATTATTCTTATTCTTATTCTTATTCTTATTCTTATTCTTAAGGTTATTTGGGTTATTTTGGGTTATTGAATTAACCACTTGGGTTTTTTGGGTTATTGGTCTACCACCTTTCTTGCCATTCTCTTTATTGCGTTTACAAACATTGTGATACTTTTCAATATCTCTATCAAACTGGTTCTTGAATTGTGTAAATATCAGATCAACAACCATTGACATTTCTGGAACTACGCCAATGTTGTAATCTCTAATAGCTTTAAAAAGTTCGCCGCTTTGTTCTGGTGTAAGTTTGTCTAATACATCTAAACTATCTAAATGAATTATTATTGATGGTCGGCTTTGTGCCATTGATTTTCTCCTCTGTATTAAATTATCTTATTCCTTTTGCTAATAAAAAGGGCGGTAATTACTCCGCCCCAAAGATAACCTAACAAAAGGTAAAGCCATTATAAACCATAATCAATTGTTTATTTATATAAAAAATAACTTATACATACCAAATATGTTTGGTATAATATGCTTACTTTAAACAAAACGGAGATAGAAAATGAACCACCAAGAAAAGGAAATCAGAAACCTTAATAAGATAATAGCTATCCAAGCTGACTTATTAAAGATGAACAAAGACGTTCTTGTGCCAATGTACAAACACCGCATTAAACAACTTGAAGATAACATCAAGGAGTTATTGAAATGAGAACAAGATACCAAGGTGGCTTTATCAAATACCATTTAATTATGCTGATGTTCAAATTATTAAATAGGGGCAAGAAATGATTGATATTGACAACACACAACCAGAAGATTACCACCACGATCAAGAACCAGACCGTTCATCTTATGCCAAGATAAGCAAAGAAGAATATAACGCTTATATGGCTAACCCAGACAACTTCAGCGATGAAGAATCAACTGACGAAACACCAGAACAGATGAACAACTGGTTACGTAAAGGCGGCTGGTAATGAAAACAAACTTTTTAGATTATATGCTCAATGATGCTGGATTAATAAAGGCATTAAGTAAAGAAATTAGAGATTTAAATTTAGAAAATTCTAAACTCAAAATTGAAAAATCAAATAATAAACGGAGAAATAAGATGCCAACTGGAAAGAAACTAACGAGAGAACAAAAAGACCAAATATTAGAACTAAGCGATGGTGGTTTTTTAGCTAAAGATATTGCTGACACTGTGGGGCTTGGTAACTCGACCGTGTGCCGCGTTATTCAGAACAAAGAAGTAAGTAAAAAAGCAACTATGTCAGTATCAATTAATGGTGCTGATTATCAACTGGTTTGTGATATATCTAAAAGACATGGTGTTACCAAACGTGAAGCATTAAGAATGCTATTACACCCAGAGCCTAAAAAGCGATTCTGGTTCTTTTAGTGTTTGAAATATTACTCGGATTATCCATAATATATATGGCTTTCTTGATATATATAACGATTTTTAGCAGGTAAGCATATCAAATATTTGGTATAATTAACATACTTTAAACAAAACGGAGATAACATGAAAAAATCAGAATCAATTATAGAACTTGGAACGGCATTAGCTTTAGCACAAGCCGAAATGTCTAACCCAGCAAAGAACGCAAAGAACCCATTTTTTAAATCATCTTATGCTGATCTAGCCGAAGTGATTAATATATCAAAACCAACCCTTGCTAAGTTTGGATTAAGCATTATTCAAATGCCTTATGCTATGAACGGCCATGTTGGCGTAGAAACGATGATTATTCATAAAACTGGTGAATACATCAGTTCACGTTTAAATATGCCCCTTGGCGCAAAGAAAGACGCACAAGCGGTTGGATCAGCGATTACATACGCCAGAAGATACTCATTAGCGGCAATGGCTGGTATCGCACAAGAAGATGATGATGGTAATAACGCGTCTGGAAAGAAGCCATCAACAGTATCAGCGCCAGTATCTAAAAAACGAATAGAAGAGGCTTTGGTATTATTAAATCAACACTTTGAAGATGGTGAAGATGACAAGGCTAAGACTATGCTGAAGTTTGCAAAGCAAGAAGATGTTGGTCAAGTTGTTGATAGATATTACCAACTTTACCCGTTAGAATTTTAAACTGCTGGGTTCATCGCCTTTATTGAGTAGTCGGGGTTACTTTAAAACGAGTTTGTTAGGTCTCGCGTTATTTCCCTCCTCGTTAGTAAAGATAAAAGATGCGTTACGCCAGAACGTTAAACTGGCACTTATTTTTAATAAATGGAGAAATAAAAATGTCAAAAATTGGAATAAATATTAGCATCAATGTATCAAAAATTGATAAAACAAGATTATTCAAAGGTAAAAAAGGAATGTATATGGACTTAACAACGTTCATTGATACTGACAACCTTGACCAATATGATAATAATGGCTTTATTAGTCAATCAACAAGCAAAGAGGAAAGGGAAGCTGAAGTCAGAACCCCTATTTTGGGCAACTGCAAAGTGTTTTTCAATGATGCAAGTGAGAAAACAGTTAATGATGTTATCCCAGATGATAGTGATATGCCGTTTTAATGCCCAACAAACCTCACAAGAAATATACCCTTGATGATGGCTGTATTACAACAGCAAAAGAAGTAGCTGAAAAGGTTGGTATCTCACTGAATAATGCCCGAACTCGCTTGTCAATGCACTCTGACCCAATTAAGGTTTGGCGTGATAAACAATATAAAACTAAAGGTGATCCAGACTCTTACAAAATGCGTAGTATCAAAGGTCGTGAAGCGTCAATGTATAACGAAATGTTTGTGTTAGCAATGAAGTCTATTTAGATAAACAAACGCAATTACAAGGTTGGTCTTGAACTGGAAACATCATTTGGCTTCCTTGTTGAAACATCATCTGTGGCATTTCCATAAAGAAAGCACTAACAGAAACGGTAAACATACCAACAAATAACACGATCAATAATCTATTCATCTTGAACCTTATATTTTAACTTGGCTTCATTATATCCCCATCTTTTAGTTAAGATTGGTGCGAATACAAGGCTAATCAATAAGAACGCAATAAACCCAATAGCTGACCAGACGATAGCTTTTTCAAAGACGTACGCTACCGCTTGTTCTTTTGTTTCAATATCGTTGACATTATCTTGTGCTGGTATTACCTCATCATAGATAATATTGGAAGCTAACACACCCAGTGCTACTGGAGTGCCACCAATACTGTAAGCAATAGCCGTAGAAGCACCAGACTTGCCCATGTTGCGTAGTTCTAAACTTTGGCAACTACTTAGTAGGGTTAGAAATAAAAGGGCTTGTATTAGGCGCACATCAAATACGGATAAAGAATCCAACAATCACCAATACAGATTGGCATTATTCTGGAACAACGTAAGCTGTTAATGTTCCAATGGTTGAGCCGTAAGCACTAATATAGGCTGAAATTGATTCTGCTGTTCCAGTTGTTGTTATTACTGGTGAACGTAACCAATAATTAGAATTAGAACCACCGCCAGATGTTTCAGCATAAACATACAATGAACCGTTATAAGCAGAACTCGGGCCAGTTCCTCTTGATGGGGTCGTACCTGCTTCTTGATTCCAGTCATTCGTGCTATTAGTTAAATTAACCCATAGAGTTGATGCTGATGCTTGGTCAACAGTTTCAGTTGAGCTGTCGTATGCTCTTTGCTTCCAACCTTCAGCAGTATTAAATTGATCTCCAATTAGTGTAGAACCAACCTTAACATAATCAATAGCTAAATCACCAGTGTATGAAGTACCACTTGCGTAGTGAAAATAGATTCTAAATGATGTTTTCTCAAATCCGCCAGTTGTAGTCCAAGCCTTTTG